TGTGCGTTATCTGAACCAGATAGGATAGATAAAGTCTCGTAAATTAATTCACCTGTAGGTGTTAAACTCCCTGTTCCTGACGAAGCTGGTGTTTCACCAATAAACATACTGAATAAATTATCAGTATTGGTATTAGAAGTTTGTATATTAACTCCAAAAGACTCTATTGCATCTCTAACAATATCTTTAGATATACCAAAATCTAACCTATTATCTGCATCGTACTTATCTGATACTGCTTTAAAGTAAACCCATAGGTTATCGAAATGCTGTCCTATCATATTAAGGAACAGCATATACGGTTCGTTATTTGTATCTTCTCGTAAGAAAAGCGGTACTGTTCCTTCTAAGTTATCTGGGTTTGTATTATCGTAATTCTCTGCTAATACTAGCTGATCGTTGTACCAAGCAGATGCTGTTGGATGACTGCTTGGATAAATATAATACGGTGCTGCACTTCCTGATTTAGGCCACGAATAGCTACTGCTTTGAAAGTATAGGTACTTATCATAGTGATCAAAGTTTCTAACAATTCCTTTTATTAGTCCTTCATAGTATACAACACTACCGCTTGAAGGAGTAGTGGTATTACCTGTATCTCTAATAGCAGAGATATTATCTTCATAAGCTTTTATTAAGTCTAGCTTATATCTAAAATTTCTTAATCTTTCTTCTGCAGAAGAGAAATGTATAAAGTCTGAGTAATCAGTATGATCTACATCTATCTGAGCACTCTGTTGATTAAACAGGCTGAGTAGTTCATAATTACTGCTTGTGATAGGATAACTAAAAAGTTCATTGTAGTTAAAGTACTCTGTAGGAGTAGGTCCCTGTTCTGATATTTCTATATTAAAGTTTGGACCTTTTAAACTAGCTAAAGTTTCCTCTTCTTCTATAAATTCAGAAATTACCTGGTATCCAACATTATCTGCTAATACTTCTTCAACAGTAAAAACTGTATTGGTTACAATAGAGGTTGGTAATGGTTCGTAAAGTTTTAGTAAAACAGCTACTCCTTTAGAAATATTACTTGAATCTATATTTAGACCTTTTATTTCAAGTTCAGGAGAAAAGTTAACTTTAAAATCTACTAAGTAGGAACTACTATTTAATTTAGCTTTGAAAGCATTAGTAGTTTTTAAAAGATCTTCATCTGTCAGAGAATTACAAAGCGCTCTAATTTCAGTTCTATCTGGAGAGATAGATTCTATAAATAACTGTGTAGGTTTTTTAGTAGAAGAAAATACATCATCAGTAAAACTATATACTATCTTTACATCACCTTGTTCATAACCATAAAGAGATATATCATTTATGGGTTCAACTTCTACTTGGCCTCCACCTACTATAGAATACCCTGTAAAATTATTATCAACCTCAAGTAATGTATTATCTAATGAATAGATCTTAACTCCTACCCTATGTTGTAGAGAATCAAACGTACCGTTAACTGTAAAGGTATCAATTAGATTCAATTCCTGTTCCTTTACCTGTGTGGTACTCTCTAAAGTAGTAGAGTTAATGCTGGATATTATGTAGTTTTGATTTGCCACTATACGTTAGGTGTCCTTAGTTCTACTATTTCTTGATTTGCTTCTAATAACTGCTGTCTCAATTGGGCGATTTCATCTAAAAGAGGTTGAATATCTTCAGTGTCTTTTTCAAATTCTAATAACGCTCCACTTGTCTTAACTAAGTACTCATGAGAATTAGTTGCTCCGTTTAATGGTATCTCATTAAATAATTCTTCATAATATGTAAAAAATTCTTCAACAGTAACTCCTTCGTCTTCCGGTAATGGTAGACCAAAAGTCTTAAAGGATCTATCGATTACTTTATCGAGATCTTCCTTATTGAGTTGTGTCTTAGAAATTTTTAGTTCGTTAGCCATTACGTGTTACCTTAAATATATTCTTATTATCAATTACAATATTATTATTATTTAAAGTAGTTTTTACTAACAGCCTATAAAACCTTTCTGGTTGAAATGAATCCATATATACATCAAAATAACTGCTGGTATTATCAGCGCTTATTTTTGTATATTTGCTAAAGTCTACTATCATTTCACCGCTGAATTCATCTTTTATTCCCCAATATGATTCTTGAGGTAGTTTGTACTCTGTTAAATATATAGACCCTGTAGTGAACGTTCTCGTAGGATATTTGGGTCTACTAGATAATCTAAATCTAACAGAATCAGAATCCGAATATTTTTCCTTATGATTCTTAATAGTGATGGTAGCTATATCTGTTGATAATTCTGTTAATGTAGAACTATACGTACTATCGTCCCATTTAAATTCTAAATAAGGAGGGAAGATTGTATTGGTGTCTGAACTAAAGTATTTAAGGTTTATAGAAGAAGTAGTGTTATTTTCAAACTCTGAAGCTAGTTTTACTACTATTCCATTATTATTATAGGAACCTGAGTAGTGGCTGTCTACTATATCTGTAATATCTAAATTTAGGTCGTGAGATGATTTTACACTCTTAGAAATAAATGTCGCTGTATTATTTATAAAGTCACCTCCAGCTGTGTTCCAAGAGCTTGTTTGAGCTTCTCTATGTTCCCATGTTACACCTGTCTTATCTAATGGAAGATCGTCTCTCTTACCTGTTCCTTCAATCCAGGAAGAAGACACTGCTGAAGCTTCTATAACATAGCTTTGCGGTAGTTTTCCAGCATCTGCAAGATATAGGTGTAAGCTACTTGACCAGTTACCTGTTACTTTAGAAGTAAGAGTCGACTCAATTTGGTCATTATTGAACTGTATTAAGGTTCTCTGGATGCAGTGAGTATCGTTTACATCTTTATACGTTCCAATCTCTAATATCTCATCTTTACCTGCGTTACCGTAGGAGCCGACTAAATTAGATTCAGACCAAATTATTGTATCTTTTTGCGGATATATTCTATATATTGCCATCTTATAATGTTGTTACTCGTCCTTCAATATCTACATCCGGGAATTTCACTTCGAATATACATGGATCAAAAGAAGGATATACTATATTATTTTTAGTTGCTCCTTTTACATCGTAAGCGTATTCAGAATAATTTCCTCCTGCCTTATTAACTACTTCAATACTTTCTACTGTTTGTACTCCTTTTACTCCATCTAGTATAGTATAGATTGGTGATAAGTTTATTGGTTGGTTAATTGACCATTTATTAATATTAAAATATTCTTTTAATTTATCAGTACATTCTAATAGTACATCTCTGGTGATAGCTGAAGGAGTGGTTACTATCTGGTATTTAACTCCTATATTAACTACAAAAGCGTTTAAAATATCTACGCCATCTGCAACCATTATATATTGAGATAAATATGTTTTTAAGTTTTCTTTTAGTGACAGTGGTGCTGTTGTAAGTTTACCATCATTATCTAAAGCAAGTACGTATAGAGAGACTGCTAAAGGGTTAGTAGAGAGTAGTGAATCATTTTGATTTATACCTTGAGATTGTGTTGCGTATACTTTTGATACTGAGCCAAGCCTAGTCGGTAAGGATAACGCCCTAACTGTATAATCTTGTAATGTTACTGTACGTTCTTGAGCTGCAAAAGACCTTAAAGAATTCTGTCTCAACTCTTCTATATTATCTCCATCTCTACCTCCAGAAGCTCCTTTAGGGTTATTAAATGCTAACGTACCTTCATATAGATTATCAGTAACTTGAGTAGTTGCTGTAACGATAGAGGTGATAGTATTTGCGGGAACATTTGAGGATACCCCGCCTCCGGTTAGGTACCTAATAGTTAGGGTAGTATTAGAAGGTGCTAATCCATATGTACTGGTGAATAAGAAGTTAGATGGATCGTAAGCTTTATATAAATCTCCTGTAGCTATAGAGTCATTTAGACTATTATCTATATTAAATGGATTAGGAAGGAAGGAATCTTCATCGCTTCCAGCGATTCCGGCTCCAAATTGTACCTGAAGTATACCTTTAGAGGTAAACCTAGTTACATATCTTCTTGGTGCTTTAGTCAACGTAAGTTTATTAGGAACAGTATTTTTATCCCCTTGTGTGTTTGTTTCTTCTACAAATACCGTATCTTGACCTAAAAATGGAACTTCTGTCCATACTTTTCCATCGCTATCTGTTATATCTAATATTTTAATTATATCAGTATCGTCTATCTCTATAGTAGCAAATTTTTCTGCTGTAGTATAGGTCTTAGAGGTGGTTTTAATTGTACCTGAATAAGCTTTAACTTTTTTACTGAGTAGAAATTCTGCCGGGTTATTAGTTCCGTCGATAGATGCTACTCTTACTTCTGTTGGATCGTAAGAACTAGAGAATGTAAAGTCTACCGGTTTAGCTGTTAGAAATGTAGGATTATCTCCTACAGTCGAACTAACAACAGAATTTTCCTCTAACTTTAATGCTTGATCCCAGTTTGGAGTATAGTTTGGTCCGGTTGCTGCTACTAATTGGGATACTTCAAGTTCTGCTTCTGCAACAGATGTCACTTTAGGTTTATACCCCATCATATATGCTAGTGAGTATAAATTAGAAGGATTCTTAGCATGCTGTAAGAATGTTTCTTGTAACTGTGTATCTTGATAAAAGGATAGTACGTCTCCTAAGTATGATGCCATTTCGATAAACATCATACCTGGAGAGGTAGGAGTAAAGTCGTTGTAGGAATCAGGAAAATAGTTCTTAGCGTATTCTATTAACTGATCTTTAAAGGTACTAAAATCCTTATTAATATATTTTATATCTCTAGATTCTGCCATTACTGTTCAAAGTTTATTACTACCTCATCTTCAATGTTTGTTTCTGAAACTTTATATTTCAAATTAAACTGTACGACGTTTGTATCAGGTATTCCTAATGTGTTAATTTCTAATGGTATAACTCTAGGGAAGTATATTTCTAAGTCTTTTCTTACTTCTCTATCTATTTGTGTAATTTTATCCTGTGTTAACTGTTCAAAGAGTACAGAACGTAACCTTGTACCGAAAAGTGGATTCAAGTACCTCTCTCCTTTAGAAGTTAAAAAGTAATTAATTAAATTAGTTTTGATTGCATCTCTAGATTGATACGTAGAGGTAAAAACTGCATTACTAGAAAAAGGAAGACTAACACCTATAGCCTTTCTGGGCTGTAAATCTAACGGGTCTATTTTTCTAACACTAATTGCCATTTATCTTATCCGAATTTATTTTTATCTTTCTCTAGCGATGCATCATAAACTGATTTGGCTTTAGCTACAAAGTCTAGTTTACTAATATCAATTCCAGGCATAGGTCCTGATTGTTCTGTCATTCCCATGTTTGAAGCCATAGAGGAAGCGAAGTTAGGTTTCTGTACTCCTGATCCGCCCATTATATTAGAAGCTTCTTGAGGCGTCATTTCTGCTCTAGTAGCATTTAGCATTTCATCTAGTGTTGCTGATTTACCGGTTGACCATTTTTTAGGTTGACCTTTATCTACGGGTTTATAAGCATTAGCTTTCTGCACTTGAGGTTCTGAAGCGTATTTTACAGCTTCGTTCATTACATCTTGTAACTCCTCCTTAACAGCTGCT